TCCTCATCTTACTATCATGAATTTTAAATTCGTGCGTGATGTTTATACATTAATGGGTATGTCTCGAGTGAATGGATTTTACATAGGAACATATGAACAAAGAGAAGACATCGATAAAATCAAACAGGCGATTTATATCATAAAATGTAAAAATGAAATAATAAACAATAAAGAAAGTTTTAAAGATGAGTGGTTTTAAATTACACAGTATTCTGCCTGCATATGAGATGACTTTTGCTAATGAAGATGGTATTGTTGCAAAACTAAAATGGGACAAAGGTGTTTTGACTCATGAAGGTAATATGGATGAAAGCGCAGAAATATTTCTAGATTTGCTGAATGTTAAGGGTCTTACTCAATATAATGAGATGTCTCATAAAATTAATCAGTTAGAAAAAGAACTGTCTTCAACAAAAACTCAAAATGAAATATACCGAAAAGCTTTAGCTGACAAATAACATAAATATAGAACAATCAGACGAACAAAATTCAACTGATTAACACCTAACAAAATAAGGTACTATTATGCAAGAACAATCACAAAACTTAAGTGAAGAAGTTTTACACGTAGAAGATAAAACTCTCGCCAGTGGTGAGACAATGACAGCTAAAGAAGCATTATATAAGCTTTTAGAGTCTCAATCAGATTGCGTTTAATCAGTACCTTTGTTTAATGATTTTCTCTATGTCAAATTTTGATAAGTTTAATATATAATTATATACAGTACTTAATAGGTAATTAGGTACTGTTTACTAACTTTTTAAAAAGGATATTACCATGTGGACAAAACCATCTGCAACTGAAATGCGTTTCGGCTTCGAAGTTACTATGTACGTAATGAACAAGTAATTAGAAGTTTGTAGTATCGAAGCCAGTCCAAAAGACTGGCTTTTTTGTTGTATAAATACCATACACCGACTTATCAACCTCTCTCACCTGGTTTGTAGATTCAGTGATGACATGTCGATAAGTACTTGTCTTAGCCTTGGACCGTTAAGCTGGAAGAGGATAACCAGTAAAACCTCATTTGACATATAAATACATCTATGTTAATATTACACAGTGCGTATTATGAGTACGCCATAATTATGAGAGTCTATTGATTCTATTCATTCAATCAATTTCAGTTATACCAAAATAAGTTCCAACTAACTGTAAGTCAGAGACTGCATATCGTCTCAACCCAAAGAAAGGAAAAACCTATGAGGTCATTAATTTTATCTCTATTTTTACTATTATCATCTAATGCTTTTGCTTTTGATGATTTAAGTTCATACGAACAAAAACAAATATCTTGTCTAGCAGAAAACATATTCTTTGAATCTGGTGCTGAACCTGTCAAAGGACAATTGGCTGTAGGCATGGTCACGATGAATCGAACTAAGTCAGGTATGTTTCCTGATTCTGTATGTGGTGTTGTCAAACAAAAAGTAAAAGGATTCTGTCAGTTTTCGTGGGTGTGTAATCCTGCGAAGCGTATTAGTAAATTTAAACAGACTGATACATATAAGAATGCATTACAAATAGCAACGCATATATATCTAGAGCATGAAGATATGCCTGATGTCACTAAAGGTGCATTATACTTTCATGCTTCTACAGTTCAACCTGGTTGGACTAACTTAAAGAAAACTATGAGAATTGGTAATCATGTTTTCTACAAACCTAAAAAGAAAGATTATAACGCATGAAAAAACTAGTACTATTAAGTTTATTATTACTATCAACACTTGCACAAGCGCAAGATAATGTATATACTTGGAAAGTCGAGAAAGTACTTGATGGAGATACTATCAAGTTTCAAGTACCTTTCTTGCCAGCACCTTTAAAACCTGTTTTATCTGTTCGAGTATTAGGCGTAGATACGCCTGAGAAGAAACCTAGAAACAAGTGTGATAAAGAAGATGTAATGGCCCAAAAGGCTTCTGCTTTTACTAAAGAATCAGTTGCGAAAGCTAAAACTATTCAAGTAAAATTAGTTGAATGGGATAAGTATGGTGGTCGTGTATTAGGTGATGTGTTGATTGATGGTAAACCATTATCACAAATGCTAATACAAAACGGACACGCACGTGCTTATTTCGGTGAGAAGAAGTCTGATTGGTGTATTTAATTAATATGGAGTAATTATGAGTATTGAACAATTAGAAGTAAACATTTTATCTAATCCTGCTGATAGAGATAAGCTTTTAGGTGTATTAAAAGAATTATCTGCTTCTATGGCACGTATCGAAGGTGAACGTAGCTTTATGAAAGAAGCATCTGCTGATATTAGCGACCAACTAAAGATTCCTAAGAAATTAGTTTCTAAGATGGCAAAAGTTTATCATAAACAAAACTATGATGAAGAAGTTGCGGTACATGAACAATTTGAAACTCTTTATGAATCAGTGGTAAAATAACATGGCTATAAAAGCATCAAAAGAAGAAATGGCAGTATTCTCTAGAGAAATCGAAGCGATTGTTAATCAAACAGATTATAATCACATCGAAGCAATCGTTGAATACTGTAATAAGACTGGACTCGAGATTGAGGTTGCCGCATCACTCATCTCACCAGCTTTGAAGAGTAAACTACACTATGATGCTCAACGCAATAACATGTTAAAAGAAAAAGTTGTGAGGTTACCATTTTGACCGGTTATGAAGCTTTCTGTCTTTACTCAAGCTTAAAGCTTCATTTTACCAGTTCATATGATTACTTTAAGTATGGCGGTAAATTGAAAGTCACAATCGATTCGTTCGATAATCGTAAAGACAAGTATTACTTTCACAAAATATCTAGAAAATTCAATAAAGATGATTACATTGAGTTTCTGGTGTCTAACTTCTTACATGAGCCAAACATTTGGATTGGTAAGTTGATGGATGAAGAAGCTAATGAACGTTATCTTAACTATCAAAAAGTCAATCAAAGTCTAAGTTATATCTTCGAGAATGAATGTACTGAATTGTTTAACTCAGTAGAAAAGCCTAATGAGTTGTTTAAAACATCAGGTGAACATCCTATTCTATTGAAGAAAGTGATGAGGAATGAGATATCAATACAAACATTTTTCATACTAAACAAGTTTATTGACTTTGTTCCTGCATGGAAACAAAAGATATCTGATACGATTGTTTGGCCTAACTTCCAAAGTAAGATAGAAAACTATTCAGGATTCTTAAGATTTGATGAAACGAAGTTCAGACTTATACTTAAAAAGTGCTTGACATAAGAAATAAGTCTGATATAATGATTTGTAATTGAGAGAAAGTGTGTATATGATTAATAAAATTTATTTAGATATGGACGGAGTACTGTCTGATTTTGAACGTCGTTATCGAGAAATCTTCGGTACTGACCCTGCATTAGTTCGAGCACATAAACAATTCTCAGAACATTGGACTGAGTTCGTTGAAGGACATCATTTCAATTGTTTAGATTATCATGAAGGTGCTTTAGAATTGCTTGAGTTTCTACAAGGTCTTGATGTAGAGATTGAGATTCTGTCTTCAAGCGGTGGTGAGAAATACCACAATATTGTTGAACAAGACAAAATTATTTGGCTGTGTGAGCACGGCATTCCATATCATCCTAACATTGTGTCTGGTCGTAGCAAGAAAAAATTGTATGCTGAAGCCGGTGCTGTGTTGATTGATGATACAGAAGATAACATTAAACAGTTCATTGAAGCAGGTGGTGAAGGTATCTACCACAAAGATGTGAACGTAACTATAGCTAGATTGAAAGAATTGTTAAACAATTAATCATATAAATACAAAATAAGATTTACATCAAGGAATTTATATGTTAACATTCAATCAATTCTTAACTGAAGGTAACGAACTTCAACAACGAGTTAATAAACATCTATCTAAAGGTGTTAGTATCGGTGCAGTATCACCTGAAGGTGCTCACACGCAAGATAAAGCATCTCACGATAAAGCACACGCTGATATTAAAGGTCATCTAGAAGCCGCAAGAAAAGCAGGTCATATAGGTGGTTGGTCTGGTCCACATAAAGGTCAGTATCAATATGGCGGTAAAGATGAAGTTGCTAAAGAAGGTTCGTATCTAGTTCATGCGGCCGGTGATAAACCAGAACATCATGAACATATGGTTAAAGCATTGAAGAAGATTGGTAACACACATAAACAAGAGTCTGTTCTATCTGTTAATAAAGAAAAAGAAGGACATTGGCATCACCTGAAAGCGTCTGCTAAATCAGGCGAAAAAGAGTATCAAGGTAAAGTTAAGTATGATAAACCACTTTCACATGAGACAGGAAGAACTCAAATGAAAAAAGGCGGTCATTCGTTTACAACAGTGAAGTAAGGAGTATATTATGAAAGAAACTATTACTAAGAGTCAGTTTAATGAGGCCTTAGGCCATTACATTAAATATTATAACGAGAATGTTGAAGCGAGTCCTAAACTAGGATTTGTTGCAGTAACTAGTTATAATTCTGCACGAGGTCAAGAACTACGAGCAATCTTGGAACAAAACAATATCGAGATTGTTGAAGACCCTGTAGAGAAGTTGCATGATTATAATTTATCAGAAAGCGGTCTAAGCCGTCTAACTGAACTAATCAATCAACTTAAATAAATTTTAACTTTCGGCTTGCACTCTATGGAGCCGATGGTTAGAATGTCGTTATGTATATTGTGGATAAGTTTTATATACATTTTTAATACTATTTTTATACGAGGTAAATATATGTCAGATTTTTCAAGTCTAAAACGCAATCGTTCTGATTTCGATAAACTAACCAAAGCAATTGAATCTTCAAACCAACCTACAGAATCAAAGTCACGTGACGATGATGATAGATATTGGCAACTAAGTGTTGACAAATCAGGTAATGGTATGGCAACAATTCGTTTTCTTCCAGCACCTGCTGTAGATGGCGATGATGCTCTTCCATGGGTAAGAACATTCTCTCACGGCTTTCAAGGACCAGGCGGTTGGTACATTGAAAACTGCTTAACAACAATCGAAGGCAAGTGTCCCGCATGTGAACACAATTCAACATTGTGGAACTCAGGCATCGATGCAAACAAAGACATCGCACGTAAACAAAAACGTAGATTGCATTATGTGTCTAACGTTTTGATTATTTCAGACCCTGCTAATCCGCAGAATGAAGGTCAAATCAAACTATTCAAATACGGTAAGAAAATCTTCGAGAAACTTACGGAAGCTATGAATCCTGAATTTGGTGATGAGACACCTGTGAACCCATTTGATTTATGGGAAGGCGCAGACTTCAAACTACGTCGTCGTATGGTTGAAGGTTATCCTAATTACGATAAATCAGACTTTGCTGATAAATCAGCTTTGTATGATGGTGATGACGGTAAACTTGAAGCGTTGTGGAAGAAAGAATTCTCATTGAATGAGATTATCGCTAAAGACCAATTCAAGCAATATGATGAATTGAAAGCACGTTTAGATAAGACTTTAGGATTTGTTGGTAATGTTCCATCAACACCTATGTCTCGTGCTGAACAAGAAGATGATTTCACTCATCAATTTGAAGAGAAAGCTTCTCAAGTATCTGCATCAAACATTCCAGAAATCAACACAAATGATTCTGTTAATGATGATTTAGATTACTTCAAGAATCTAGCTGATGCTTAATTAGCATAAAGAAAAAGGGAGATTCGTCTCCCTTTTTTTACGTCTATAGTCCTACTGATGCTCTTTGTTTAAACAGCGCAAGCATATCTTCATTATATGGTGAAGCAACACTACCTGCACTAGCAACTGAAGTATTATTCACATTATTAACTGTAGTACCTGAACCACTCATGCCTTGAATTAATGCGGCTAACATCTCAGTCATAGTAGCATTTTTTTCTTCATCCATTTTTTTATTCAAATTGTTAACTGCAACAGTGTTTTCATTCACTGCTTCTGTATGGTCAATCTGTAACTTAGCAAAAATATTACTTCTATAGTTTGCTGATTCTTGTGGATTCTTTTGTGAACCAGTCCATCGTTTTAATGCTTCATCTAAAGATAGGTTTCTGTAATTAACTCCGTTCGCAAGTAAATCTCTTTGAGCCTGTTCACCTGCTTCAAGTGAAGGAAATTGTGCTAGTTTACCTTTAACATCACCAGTACCTCTCATACCTGATGGGTCTTTAATAGCACCAAACTTAGCTGTCTGTTCTGAATAAACCATATTGCCAGGATTATTCAAATCATACGATGCTGAACCTGGATAGAATCCTTCTTGTCTTCTTTGCTCTCTAATAACAATTAATTGTTGTTCAGGAGTTAAATCACTAAATTTAACGTCTGAAGTTAATTGTGTAGGTGACGCACTAGAACTATCAACTGAAGATTCAACAGTAGGTGATACACCTCGTAGTTCTCTTTTTTGTTTTTGAAGCTTAGAAATTTCTTCAGAAATTCTTAGTTTTTGAGATTCACTATCGGCTGGTTTTGTTTTCTTTAAGTTTTCTCGTTCAGCAATAAGTGCATCTATCTTAGTCTGCACTTCTTGTTGTTCTTTATTCATTGTAGGACCAACGCCATATGAAGCGTCTAATCTATTCAATGCGTTTTGTGCTTTCTTAGAACCACCTGCAACAGCTTTCTGTAAAAGCTTTCTAACTTCAGCACGTTCCATTTTATCTAAATTTTTATCTTCTTTAGTTGTGCCTGGATTATATCCTAAATTCTTATCATAATTTTCATCTAAGAATGATTCCGCTACACCTAATTTCAATTTTTCTAAATCACCTTCTTCAGCATACTTTAGATTTTTCTTAGCCGCACCAACTTCTGCTTTCATTTGAGATTTTACTGCAATCGCACCAGCGGCACCAACTGCCGCAAAAGCTAAAACTGCTGGATGTCTTAAGAAACTAGCTAATGTGGTTGATATGTTTGTGGCTAATGCAGTAACTGCTGTAGATAATAGATTTGAAGCTACTTTGAATGCTAAGTAAGAACCACCAACAATTAAAGCACCATCAACAAGATTTTCTTGAATGTCTTTCTTTAACTTTTCCCAATATTCAGCACCAAATACAGCTTCACCAAGATTATTCAGCATGTCATTGACAGACTTTCTAAATTCAGGGTCTGTAAAGTATTTACCAATACCAACTAAGAGTCCTCCAATCAATCCACCTTTTAATAATCCTGCTAATATATCTTTAATACTCATGCTTAAAATACTACCTAATAAGCCACTAAAGAATCCACTTTTTTCTTTATCTTTAGCTGATTGTTTTCCGTCTGCTCTACTAGGTGATTTACCTGCAATTTCGGATTCATAAGCATTTTCACGCTCTTTAGATTTAAGAAAGAATGCATCCGCTTTTGTTGCGGCACTTCCTGTTGATTGTTTAGCCATCTTAACGATGTTTTGGCGCATCACGTTCATGTCACGTGCCATACCAGGCAATACCATAGAGTTTTTAGCGGTGATTGCTGTGTTTAATCTAATAACATTCAGTGTTTTGTTATCGATAGACGAGGTATCTTTACCTGCAACACCAGGTGTACCTTTACCTTTATACTTGTAAGCTTTACCGAAAGCAGACTCAAGCATGGCACCCAAGATACCAGACGTAGGAAACATACGACGTAAATCAGTCAATTCTTTTCGACGTTCAGCCGCAGTAGACTTCAGTGCTGAAAATGTACTTTCACCACCTTGAGTCTTCTGTCTGTAAATCTCTTCGAATCTACCTCTTTTTGCCGCCATTTTTATTTCCTAATTTTTTGTTGTTCTAACCGTTGTTTTTCTTGTTCTAAGTGTTGCATCAACAATGTCATATAAATTTCCCTTTCCCAAGGAATCATATCATCTAATTCAGTCAGACTATATTTGTGATGATGTATCAATGCAAAATTAGTCTTATAATAATTATTCAACGAATCATGGGAAAGGCTTATACGAAAAAATTTTGTATACCCTCAATCACAATGTCTTCGTGATGTCCACATTTCTTACATTCAAAATGAATATCTTTTTTAATCTTAGGTAAAGTATCAAAGAAGTCTTTAATCTTTTCTAAGTGTTCTTGTTGAAGTCCATCAATAAACTCAATCAATTCTTCTTGTGATGAATCTTTTGCATAGTAAATTTGGTCTTCATCATAGATATAATCAATACTCTTAATGATTAAATCAAAAATAACTTCATTCTCAGATTTACCTGTCATGTTTTCAACCATCTCAAATGTAGGATAATTGAACATGATACCTAACTTATCAGACAACTCAATCTTATTACTGTGATTTGGTCCAAAATCAGGATTAATTTCCAATACATTAATATCAACATCTACAATGTTGTCACATCGTTTTTCTTCTTCATCGATACCAGAAGGTTGAATGATGTTGTTACATTTATATTTAACTTTAACAACTTCGCCAACTGACCTTGCTCTTAGATTCAAGAATAAAAACTCTAAATCAAATACAGGCAAAGCGTCTACGTTTATGTCACCTAGCACACAATTCTTTACGACTTTTTTCATCGCATCAACAGAATCTTTTACTTCAGTAGCTTCGGTAGCCATTAATAGTAATTTCTGTTCTTTAACTAGAAAAGGTCTGAACTTGACTTTTTTCTTGTTAGAAGGTAAAATACATTCATACTCAGGCACATCAATTTTGGGTAAAGCCATATTATCTCCAATAATAATTAAACAAATAAATCTTGAGCCAATCTATCTCCGTAAGATTGTAATACTCGCTCACCAAAAGAACCGAATACAGCCGCAACTGCTTGACTGATATTATATTGTCCTTTGTATACTACTTTATATTTCTGATACGCAAATCTAATTGAGATTCTATGGAATCCATCGTCAGACCAACTAACTTGTTGTGGTGCAATTCCAACAGGAAACGCATCGACTAATTCAACTGCATAAATCTGTTTAATGAAATCATCATACTGAATAACTTTAATGTTAGTCATATATCGAGTTTCATCATCTTTAGGGAATCTTAAGTTATTTGTATCTGAAGGCATAATGCATTCTAACCATCTATCAAACAACTTGCGTTCATAGAATTCGTTTGTACACAAGAATGTCAATGTAATTTCATCATATTGTGTTTGATATGGAACTTTAAATGTAGGTCCATAAATTTTAACATCGGTTGTTAGAATAGAACGACCAGGCAATTCTGCTGATTCACATTGTAATGCTAAGTATCTAGAGATAGAAGGACTAGAAGAAATCGATTGTGGACTATCTTCTATACCTTTATTTAATGCTTCAGTGATTGTTGTGAATATAGTATTCGGTAAGTTAACAATCTGTTCAAGTGTACTAGTCGATACGAAGTTACCAACATACGTAGGAATAGGTAATATAACTTCAAATCTATTAGGTCTGGCTAAACCAGCCTTAGCTTTGACGTTTGACAAAAATAAATTAGGACTGAATGACATTAAAATTTCTTCCTTGAGTCAGCAAAAACTTGAGATTTTTCAGCTTTTGCAAAGTTTTCTGCTGGTAATAGTACAGCAATATCCCACTCGTCGGCTTGTATTTCTAAAAACTGACTTTGTACATGACTATACAAATATCTTTTTAAACATGGTGCAAATTGGTAATGCTTAGAAGCATTCGCTAATAAACTATAACTTAATCTTAATTTTGTTGATGCATCATATCTGCTATTTGTTGCATATTCGCTTAGACTATCCAATAACAATAAACGTTGTTTAGGATGAATATAGTGTAAGTTTAGACCTAGAAAGCCATCTTTATAGTGCTCAATAGGAATAACTAAAGGAAACTTATCATAGTACGGAAGAGAATCTTTAGTTTTAGGGTCGTAAAAGTAAAAATACATTTTACCAATCCATGGTAATGTAACTTTTCTTTTATTATCTAACATAATAGTTCGTCTAGCATTAGCCAAGTCTTTTACTTTTTGTCTAATCCATTGACGAGCACGACGAGAACCAGATTGTTTTCCAGTTTCACCTAGTTGTTGTTTTAGTATATCAATTAAATATGCCATTAACTATTTATACCACTAATACAAACCTAAATGCTTTTCAGTTAAGACTAAAAACTGCCAGCCATGTTCTTGGCAGAATCTATCTGCGGCTTTCCATTTTTCTTGATT